CCTCCTGAAGCTGCTATTGATTTAATGATTAAATTGTCCCGAGCTAAAGCCTACAAAGATAAAACCTATGCGGCGCTTAAAAGTGAGCATGAACGAGCATATGAAAAGTTCAAAGCATCGGTTTATGGAGAGCTTCAGGAGTATCCTGAATTAGTGGAAAAACTTGTCCAGCTTGCTGATGAAACAATGGGAAAACTTTATGACAAGTAGCTTTAAAGAAGGTTGTAGGTGAGTTGCATGAGTATTTTAAAAGACTTTCAAAAGGACGCCGTGACACANGTCCGAGATGCCATTATCAAGGCAGGACGTGTAAATTTCCGTGAATACTGCAATTATATAAATCCTGATTTTTTTAAGCCACATCGTGCCTATCAAGATGTTTTGTGTAACACGATGCAAGATATCTATGAAGGGAAAATCATTAATAAGGTTACTGGTAAGCCATATGATATTTGCATAATCAATCTACCTCCTGGATTCGGAAAATCGTATACTGGGGTATTATTTGCGACTTGGGCATTCGGACAAAGTGCGAAAAACCAAGTTATTACAGTTTCGTACAATCAGACGCTGTCCACACAGTTTGCAAAGGCTGTGCGCGATACGATTGAAGATGAAGAAATTGCAGATGACAATAATCATTATGTAGTAAACAGTTTTTTCCCTACACTCAAAGTTAGAGCTGGGGATGCTGCAATGAATAAATGGTCGTTAGAAGGGGCGTATTTAAGTTATTTAGCTTCATCTTTTGACGGCTCACTTACAGGTATGCGAGGCAATATTGGTATTATTGATGATCCGATTAAAAATGATAAGGAAGCCGTAAACGAACGTGTAAAAGAAGGGCATTGGCAGTTTTATAAAAATACATTTGCTTCACGTATGCTNTATTGATGATCCGATTAAAAATGATAAGGAAGCCGTAAACGAACGTGTAAAAGAAGGGCATTGGCAGTTTTATAAAAATACATTTGCTTCACGTATGCTTGATGGTGCGGTGCAATTCATTATTCAAACGCGTTGGGCGACAGATGATTTAGCAGGAATGCTGCTACAAGAGTTTCCAGAACGTTGCTTTGAGCTGAAGATGAAAGCACTTGATGAAAACGGTAAGAGTATTTGCGAAGATTTATATTCTACAGAAGACTTACAGACAAAAAAAGCAACATTAGATGAGCATATATGGCTTGCTAAGATTTATATTCTACAGAAGACTTACAGACAAAAAAAGCAACATTAGATGAGCATATATGGCTTGCTAACTTTGAGCAAGAACCAATCGACCTCAAAGGCAGCCTTTATAGTGCAGGCTTTAAAACATACGATGTGATTGACCCAGATCAATTCGAGCGTATTATCGCTTACACAGATACAGCTGATACAGGAGCGGACAAACTCTGTAGCATCATCGCAGGTGTTATTGATAAATACGCATATGTGTTGGACATTTATTACACAGAGGAACCAATGGAGAAAACAGAGCCTGAAGTAGCTCGTAGGCATGATATCCATCATACACGAGAAAGTGCCATTGAATCCAACAATGGCGGACGTGGCTTTGCTCGTAATGTCGAGCGCAAGCTAAAAGAGCGCAAAAATAAAAAGTGTCAAGTAACCTGGTTTCACCAATCTAAAAACAAAAAGACACGTATCCTTGTCAACAGCTCCAATGTCTTAGAGCAGGTAATCATGCCCGAAGGTTGGGACAAAAAATATCCTGAATATTATAAAGACATGATGCGTTATCAGCGCAAAGGTAAAAATGAGCATGACGATGCACCAGATGCAACAACAGGCTTAGTTGAGATTATTAATGGTGATGTTAAATTAAAACGTAGAGCAAGGGTTGGCTCTCGTAGATTATTCGGGATATAGGGAGGGATACTGTTGATAAAAGTGAAGCAAGGGACAGCCCCTACCGAAAAATTGGTGACGAAAATCATTAAGAAATTTCGGGAACACGAACTGCCACGTTTTGAGCAGCTCGAAAAATACTATCAAGTAAAAAATAACATTTTGAACAGACCTACAACAGACCGTAAGCCCAACAACAAAATGGCGCATGGCTTTGCAAAATATATCGCAAATATGGCAACAGGCTATTTCATGGGTGAAGGTGTTCGCGTAGAGACAGAGGATGAAGAATATAAAAAGCTACTTGATAACTTAAATGCAATGGACATGAATTTTGAAATTGCTAAAGAAATGAGCAAAAAAGGTATCGCTTTCGAACTTTTATATATGAACGAACAAAGTGAAATACGATCTCGCTATTTTAAGGCAGAGGAAATGATTCCTGTCTATTCTTATTCCGTGGATGAATTTTTAGAATTTGCTATACGTCTATGGCAAGAGGAAGATTTACTCGAAGAAAAAGTCGTTAACTATGCGGAAGTATATACAAAGGATGAAATTATCTTATTTCAGCAGGTGAAAAAAGATAAGAAGTATATAGAAGTGCAACGTGATAAGCACTATTTTGGTGATGTACCTGTCGTTGTTTACTGGAACAATGAGGAGCGGACAGGCGACTATGAGGATGTAATAACCTTGATAGATGCTTATGACAAAACACAGTCAGATACAGCCAATGACTTTGAATACTTCACAGATGCTTTCCTCGTTATTGTCGGTGCAGCAGGCGGACTAGAGAAAGCTACAGAGGACGATGAAGAGGGTAGAAAGGCAGCTAAAACACTTAGGAATGAACGCATACTTTTTCTAGATGAAAAAGGGCAAGCGCAGTGGTTAATTAAAGAAGTAAATGACACTGCCGTTGAAAACTTTAAAAATCGTATTGCAAAGGACATCTTTTTCTTGTCACTTGTACCTGCCCTTACAGATGAATCATTTGCGGGGAATCTTACAGGTGTGGCGATTAAATATAAAATGATTGGACTAGAACAATTAGCCTCAATCAAGGAAAAAAAATTCTTGCCATCCTATAAGAAAAAATTGCGCATTGTGACACGCATGTTTAACCTAAGGTTGAATCGCAATTATGATGCAAATAGTGTTGAAACGAAGTTTGACCGCAATATGATTAGCAACATTAAAGAGCTTGCGGAAATTGTCGCACTGTTGGATGGGATTATCAGCAAAGAGTCACAATATGAGCTATTACCATTCATTAAAAATGTTCGCGACGAGCTGTCGAAGGCGTTGGCAGATAAGCTAAAAGAGCGGGACTATCAAGAGTTAGGGAAATTTGACTCGGATAAGATAGATGCTTATGTCACAAGTTAACGAGCAATACTGGCTAAAACGTCTCTTACATGACAGCGCGAAAGTTTATAACTATGCTGAAGGGCAACTCAGCAAGCTACGCCGAGAATACGAAAAAGCCATCAAACAGATTGACAAAGAACTGCGCACAGCCAAACACACTGAGCGGCTTGATAAGCTAAAGGCAAGGCTACTTGCAGAAATTGACCGCCTCATGGAGTACGAAGAAGCACTCACGAAAGACACGCTGCTACAAGTTTACGAGGAAGGCTTTTATCGCTCTGCATATAACATTCAACAAGCACTTGGTTATGGCACAGGTGCTATTTTTATTGGCCCGCAAGCCGCAGAAATTGCTGTGGGCGTTGCGTGGAGCGGGAAGAACTATAGTGAGCGTATCTGGCAGCATCGTGAGTTATTAGCTAAAAAGGTGGAGCAAATCCTCACAAAAGGCACGATTTTGGGACAGTCCAACGCGCAGATGGCTAAGCAACTTGCCGGGAGCAAATCCTCACAAAAGGCACGATTTTGGGACAGTCCAACGCGCAGATGGCTAAGCAACTTGCCGCTGAAATGGATAATACATTTGCCAACGCTGCGCGGCTTGTGCGAACAGAGACAAATTACATCCATAACCAAGCGAGCAAGGAAAGTTATGATGCGCTGGGTATAGAACAGTATCAATTTTTAGCCACATTGGATTTACGAACAAGTGATATTTGTGCTTCATTAGACGGCAAAAAGTTTGATTTAAAAAAGGCACAGGCGGGTGTCAACTATCCACCAATGCATCCAAACTGTCGTAGTACGACAATACCAGTTGTGGAGTATGATGCTGAAGAGGTGCGCCTAGCTAAAATTAACGGCACATATTATGAAGTACCAGCAACAATGACTTATGAAGAGTGGTATAACAGTCTCGTAAAAGAACACGGTGCAGATAAAGTAACAACTATGAAAAAGATGGAACAAAACGCTTCGAAAGACCGCCAATTACACGATGTTTATAAAAAGACAATCGGCGTAGATGCACCACAATCATTCGCAGCCTTTCAGCAAATCAAGTATAATGATAGTAATAGATGGGCCGCATTGAAAAGGCAGCGTGCTACATTTGAAAAAATTAATGAGAAAGCATATGCAGACCCATACAAACGTAAAATGAAAAACCTCTATAGATACTTCAAAAATGAGGGAATTGAATTCACGGATCATTCATTAAACCGTGTACTTGGACAAAAGATGGGCAAGGGGAAGCGTGCATTTACGAAAGAAGAACTTGTGGAGATATTGAAAAAGCCACCAAGTTACAAACAGGGCGATGAAAGGCTTGTTTGGTTTGAAGACGGCATTGCAATTATAAGAGCAGAAAAAACAAAGGAAATTGTAAGTGTTGTAACAAGAACTAAGCCAAGTGAAAATTGGGAGGGGCTATGACAATGGTAGAAACATTAATGAATATGTTGAAAGATTTTCTAAACGGTGACTACCCAATTGAGGATTTTTCTTGGGATTTCCCAAATGAACTAGTAGTTGCAACTCCTGAACTAGAAAAGCAGTATCCTCAATTATCGGCTCTTTTAAATGAAGATATGCCAGAGGTGTGCTGCGGTTATGAAACAGACGCCAATGAACGCAAGCGTTATCCTGATTTATACTTTAGCGAAGAACAAATTCGAGAGAAGACATTGCAAGTCTACAAAGAAGCTTTAAAACTATTAAATTAACAAAGCCACAGGAGCACCTACAAACGCATTCGCTAACAATCAGCTAAATTTGTACAGCGAATATCTTTGCAAGCAAAATAAAGCCGTTTAAAGTGCTTTGTCCTTTTTGGAGGAGGTGAGAAAGATGAATTTTGATTTAAGCATTTATGATGCAACGGTGATTCCAGCAATCATTTTTATCATTTGGATTGTTGTTCAGGCAGGTTTACCGAAAAAGTTTGCTCCTATTGTATCGCTCGTATTAGGCGTGGTAGGCGGCTTAACCTTTGTAGGCGTATCGCCAGAGGGCTTTGTTGCAGGTGTGCTGCTAGGTGCAGCCGCTGTCGGTTTCCACTCAGGAACAAAAAATATTTTACAGGGAGGAACACATGATGTTCGCAAGTAAAGCACCAAAACTTTTATTAACGTTAGACATTAAATATTTTTCAGAAGACCCGCCTGCTGCTGATTCAGTAGATGTACCGCCAACGGATGCACCTACATACACAGCGGAGGAACTACAAGCGAAGGTGGATGAAGCTGTAGCGCAAGCAAAAGCTGACCTTGATAATGAGGTAGCCACAGCCCGCTCGGAAGCCGAGAAGTTAGCAAAAATGACCGCGGATGAAAAAGCGGCATACGAGCTAGAAAAGCGTGAGCAAGCACTCGCAACAAAAGAAAAAAGCATTGCACAGCGTGAACTGCGCAGTGAAACTTTNCGCGGATGAAAAAGCGGCATACGAGCTAGAAAAGCGTGAGCAAGCACTCGCAACAAAAGAAAAAAGCATTGCACAGCGTGAACTGCGCAGTGAAACTTTAACGATGCTTGCAGACGCAAAGTACAACTTGCCAGCAGATGTAATTGACCTTGTACTCGGTGAAGATGCCGAAACAACGACAAAAAACATTGAAACATTTAAGCAAGTATTTGACGCTGCTGTACAAAAAGTAGTGGACGACCGCCTNCCTTGTACTCGGTGAAGATGCCGAAACAACGACAAAAAACATTGAAACATTTAAGCAAGTATTTGACGCTGCTGTACAAAAAGTAGTGGACGACCGCCTAGCAGGTAAATCACCAACAGTTGGCAACGGCACACAAGCTCAAGGCGCGGAAGAATTAGCACGCGAACAATTCGCACGTGCACTAACAGGAGGGGCAAACTAATATGGCAAATTCGATTGCATATGCAACTATCTTTCAGCAAGAGTTGGATAAACAGCTACTTGTAGGCGCAACGTCAGGCTGGATGGAACCAAATTCAAACTTGGTCAAATATAACGGCGGTAATGAAGTAAAAATCCCCAACATCTTAATGGATGGCTTAGGGGACTATGACCGNGCAGACGGCTTCGTCAAAGGCTCTGTCACGATGACATGGCAAACACACGAGCTAACTCAAGACCGTGGTCGTACATTTTCCATTGATTCAATGGACGTANGCAGACGGCTTCGTCAAAGGCTCTGTCACGATGACATGGCAAACACACGAGCTAACTCAAGACCGTGGTCGTACATTTTCCATTGATTCAATGGACGTAGACGAATCAAATTTTGTCGTAACAGCAGGCGCTGTTATGGGCGAGTTCCAGCGCACGAAAGTCATTCCTGAGCTTGACGCATACCGTTACAGCAAAATTGCAGCACTTGCCATCGCTGCAAGCAAAGCATCAGGCGGTTATGATCCTGACGACCACGAAAGTCATTCCTGAGCTTGACGCATACCGTTACAGCAAAATTGCAGCACTTGCCATCGCTGCAAGCAAAGCATCAGGCGGTTATGATCCTGACGACGCTACTATTTTAAACAAATTGCTATATGATATTGCGACGATACAAGACCAAATTGGCGAGGGAGATTCACTGATTTTGACGTTACCTTACACAGTGGCAGCCATTTTAGACAGCAACACCACAATTCAAAAACGCCTTGACGTCATTGAGTTTGAGCAGGGCGGCATTAAAACAAAAGTCAAAGCACTAGACGGGCATCCAATTATTCGCGTGCCGTCTACTCGCTTAAAAACCGCCTATGAATTTTATGATGGAGAAACAACAGGTCAGGAGCAAGGTGGATTTGCCGCAGCAACAGGTGCTAAAGCGATTAACTGGATTATTAGCGCACGTAACGCACCAATTGCGATTTCTAAAACGGACAAAGTGCGTGTGTTCGACCCTAATACGAACCAACATGCGGATGCATGGAAGCTTGATTATCGTCAGTATCATGATTTATGGATTCCAACAAATAAGCTTGACGGCGTATTTGTCAATGTCAAGGAGGCGCTATAAATGTACAAATTACGTAAATATAACGTAGTCAAAACCGTTGACAGTGCCCGCAAACGTGATGAGCTGCTTGCAAAAGGCTTTGAACTAGTAGAGGAGAAAAAGCCCGCTGCTAAGGCTAAAACGGAGGCAGGTGACACGTAATGGATACTTTAGAACGTGTCAAAATCCGTTTAGGCATTCCAACAGACGATGGGCAGCACGACCAGCCGCTCATTATCCAAATTGAGGATGCGGAAAGCTTCTTTAGAGACTATTGCAAGCGCAGGGATATCCCCTTACAAGCACAATCACTTATTGAAAAGTTAGTCGTAGAACTGCGTGAAAGCCACGGCGGCATTCAGTCCGAAAAAATCGGGGATACAAGCACTTCGTATTTTGAAGACATCGTATCCACCGAATTAAAGCAGCAACTCAACCGCTACCGTAAAACACTCATTATGTAGGAGGTGTAGCCATGCGACGTAATCGTTTAGCAGAGCGTTACTACACAGACCGTGCGCGGGTATCTCGTGCTGAAGACTACGAAACTTCATACGGTGAAACTCGGTTACAGCCTGACCTATTAATTTATGAAGATGTACCCTGTCGTATTTCGCAAAAAGCGCTTGCTGTTAATGGACAAACAGAAACGACTAATCGTATTGCGTATGAAACAAAATTGTTCTTGTCCGCTCAATACAACATTAAACAAGGCGATAAAATCACCATAACAAGAGGCTTATCCACACGTTTATATACAGCTGGGGAGCCTTTTTTGTATGCCGAGCATCAGGAGATTAGTTTACAGCGGGAGGATAAAGCCTAATGTTCGAGTTTAGCGAAATGCGTGCATTGGCGAATCGATTAGAGCAATTTGTAAATGGGACGGAAATGGATGCTTTTATGAGAGAGTGTCTACTGGATTTGGCAAAAAAACTGTGGCGAAAAACAAAAAATAAAACACCGTTTAATACAGGTTTACTTAGAAATACTTGGCATCTTGGAACAATCACCAAAAGTGGTGACATGTACGAAATCGAGCTATACAACGATACAGAATATGCCGAATTCGTAGAAAATGGTTTTAAGGCTCACTGGGTTCCTGGTCGTTGGGAAGGGCATCAGTTTGTTTACGATAAAAACGAAAGAAAAAGCGGCATGTTTGTCGGAAAGCCTGGTACGTACGTCGAAGGTAAATTTATGCTAAAGCTATCTGAACAAGAGCTAGAGCGAGAAATGGAGCGCTTCTTACAAAGAAAACAAGAACAATTTTTAAGGGAAATGCTGGGGGGAGATTGATTTTGACCATAACAGTGAATGCAGTGCGAAATGCTGTGATTGCAAAGTTAAATACTTTCTTCCCTAGCCCTGCCTACAGGAGATATGGAGAAGAAATTGCACAAGGCTTTCAAGCGCCTTGTTTTTTTATTAAGTTGTTTCCTGTAGAACAAACACAAGTGATGGGTAAACGGTATACTCGCCATCATTTATTTAATATTCATTATTTCCCATCCACAGAGGATGCCAATGAAGAAATCCATGATATGGCAGAGCAATTATATGAGATTTTAGAATATATTGCTCCAGCATCTACACCGACACGCGGAACAAAAATGAAACATGAGATTCATGATAGCGTGCTTCATTTTTGGGTAGAGTACAACTTTGATGTGTATAAACCAGTCGAAGAAATCAAAATGCAAACATTGGAGGGCGTTGATTTTGACACAAGAACAGACAACGAAACCAACTAAAAAATTTTCAAAGGCGGCTTTTCTGGAAAGTGCGGCCACAACAAAAGAGCGTTTGGAGTATGAAGTCGTGTTACAAAATGACACCATGTACACACAAGACGAGGTTAAAAAATTAGTTAATAAATGGAAAGGGGTGAAAATCTGATGGGCGGTATTTGGGAAACACAGAACAAGGTACGACCTGATGCGTACATTAATTTTGAAACCAACAGCCTTAATACAATGGGACTGGATTCGAACGGTGCACTTGCTATCCCTGTAGCGCTTGACTGGGGGCAGGTAGGGAAATTTATAAAATTGTCTGCCAATACGAAATTTAAAGCCTTATTTGGTAAGGCTTTAGCAGACATTCTACCTGTACGCGAAGCATTCAAAGCAACGAGCAACGTCTTTCTTTACAACTTAAATGGGGTAGGGGAAAAGGCAAAGGCTACTGCGGAAGGACTTACTGTTACGGCTAATTTTGGTGGGACAGATGGGAATAAAATTCATGTAACAGCAACAGTGGGGCTAGACGGTACTACAACCATCAAGACATATTTTGATGCTGTGCAAGTAGACAATCAAAAGGTAACAGTTTTTGAGGAGCTAACAGCCAACGACTATGTCACATTCGCAGGTGCTTTGCCAGCGAATGACGCCACACTAAAGCTGGTGGGTGGTACAACAATTGCCGCAACAAATGAATCCATTTCAGAGTTTGCTTCTGCTTTGGATACACTAGATTTTAAAGTCGTGGTATTTGGCACAGAAGACATAACGACTAAATCGCTATTAGCATTAAAGGTAAAAGAGCTACGTGAGCAATCAGGGAAGCGAGTCACTTTTGTAACAAATAACTATAATGCAGCGAATCATGAAAGTACGGTGTCTGTCAAAAACGGTGTCACATTAGATGGCGGCGAAGTATTGACTGCGAAAGAGGCAGTGTATTGGTTTGCGGCCGCATTCGCCGCATCTACAGTTGGCTCGCTCACTTATGCTGTTTATCCTGGTGCAATTATGGTAGAAACCATGACCAATGACGAGATTATTCAAGCGTTAAAAGATGGTCATATTGTTTATTCGTTCAATAATGACGAGGTTGTAGTGGAGCAGGATATTAACACGTTTCGTTCCTTCACACCGAAGAAGAATCAAGATTTTCGTAAAGGAAAGATTGACCGCGGTATGTCCATCATTGAAAACAATGCACGTCATGTTTTCCGTAAATATTTTATCGGTAAGGTAGATAATCACGATGATGGAAGAGATTTATTTAAACAGCAGCTCATGAAAACGGTACTTGATCCATATGTCCGATTAGGTGTGATTGATACTTATTTGCCAGAGGATATTATGATTGAACAAGGTGATGAGAAAGATGCTGTCTTACTTGTCATGGGTATCAAATTTACTGACGCAATGGAAAAATTATATATGCGCGTGGAATGTAAATAAGAAGGGGGGAAGCTTCGATGGCAAATGTAATGCAAACGAAAGATGCGATGAGCTCGCGTGAGGGCTTGCTCTATATCACTATTAACAATCAAACCTATGAAATTGCGGAAATTTTGAAGTTTAAAGCAGAAGTCGAATATACCAAAGTTGAAGTTAAACGCTTAAATGCACGTATGGAAGGCTCTAAGATTGTTGGGGCAAAGGGAACAGGTGAAATGACGGTATATTACCATCGTCCAGAAATCCGTGCAATGGCTATGGAATACCTACGTTCAGGCAAGTCACCAATGTTTGATGCTAACGTGGTGAATGCCGATGTGACAAGCGCAGCAGGCAAGCAAACAGTTGATGTGCGTAATATTGTACCTAATAAAACACTTTTAGCCATGTTAGATGCTGATAGCGCTGATACGTTAAAGGATGAGTTTTCATATACATTTGACGACTTCAATCTAATCAACCAATTTAATGTTATTCAATGATGGGAGGAACTTTAGATGAGTAAATTCAAAGCATTTATGAAAGAAAACGTACTAGAAGGGGAGTTAGTTGATTTACCGTTAGCGCGTTTTAGTGAACCTATTAAATTGCGTCCAATTTCATCTGATGAATCGGATGCAATTAATGATCGCTGCTTTAAAAATGTGCCAGGTAAAAAAGGACGCCAGGAGCGCATATTCGACCCTGTAGCCTATAATCGCCGCACGAATATTGCTAGCATTGTATATCCTGATCTAAATGATACGGAGCTTCAACAATCATATGGAGTGCGCGGTGCAGAGGCGTTATATGGCAAACTCTTTTTAGCGGGAGAAGCGGCGCAAATTTCGGAGAAAGTGCAAGAGATTAGTGGACTGGATGAATCATTTGAAGATCAAATTGAAGAAGCAAAAAACTAATTCAGGGCGATGACGATGAGAGCGATGGACTCGCATTCTATGCGCATGTTGCGCTCCATCGTTTCAACATGTCGCCCAATCAATTTTTAAAAATGTCACTAAAAGAACAAGCCTTTATCATTGCAAGTATAGAAATTGAGCTAGAGAAAGAAGCAGAGGCAACTAAAAAATAATGGATAAATACACCCTCTTTGTGTATATTTGTTATAAAAGGGGGAGTTGCAAATGGCTCAAAATAAAGTAATTGCTGGGGATTATGAAGGTAAAAACATTATGATTGCCCAAAAAAGTTTCTTTAGCAAACAGGAAGTGTTTTTATTAACAAGTTTGACGAAAAAATTTCCTTTGAATAAGGAAACGGTTGAATCTTATGAATTAATAACTGAAGAACATCGAAAAAGCGCAGTTAGTGGAGTATCACGAGGACTGGTTGGCGGTGTTTTACTTGGTCCAGTAGGTTTATTGGCCGGATTATCTGCTAAGAACAAGGGTACACACACATTAGCGATAGCATTTCATGATGGAAAAAAAAGTTTGATAGAAGTGAATGAAAAGATTTATAAAATGTTTATACAACAAATGTTCTAAGCACTCATTACGGGTGCTTTTTCTTGTGGGGTGAAAATATGGCGGTACGCACATCATTAACATTGACTGATCGCATGACTAGCACTCTTCAACAAATTATGAAAGCAATGAATAGCACAATCAAAGCAATGGAACAAATGCATAGTACATCTAACAAAAGTATGGACATGCGAAGCTTGCAACGTGCAAGGCGGGATATTGAAAATGCAAACGCAAGCTTTGAACGTTTACGAGCCAGTGCGCGGTTAGCTCGTGAAGAGGGGGAAAAAATCAATTTACCCAATATTCCTCCAACCACCAGTAATGTGCAACAGCTAATCAATAAATTAACAGGATTGGCTGCGGCATATTTATCTATCCAGGGAATTGCAAATGGATTTAATAAGTTTACAGAGGCTTCAGATAATTATTCCAACACCAACGCACGTTTAGTAAACATAAATGATGGTTTGCAAACACAAGCTGAATTACAAGATAAAATATACAGAGCTGCACAACGTAGTCGTAGTACTTATAATGATACTGCGGCTGCTGTTGCAAAGCTTAATCTTTTAGCCAGAGACTCTTTTTCAAGTAATGATGAGGCTATTAGATTTGCGGAATTGATGAATAAATCCTTTGCTGTTTCGGGGGCGTCAACACAAGAAAAGCAAGCGGGTATGTATCAATTAACTCAAGCAATGGCGGCAGGAAAGTTACAAGGGGACGAATTTCGTTCTATCATGGAAAATGCACCGCTTTTAGCGCAAGCGATTGCGGACGCGACAGGTAAAAGTATGGGCGATTTAAAAGAAATGAGTGCGGCGGGTACAATCACTGCCGATGTAATAAAACAGGCACTCTTCAGCGCCGCAACGGATATTGAGGATAAGTTCAAAACTATGCCGCTGACGTTCGCCGATGCCATGGTGATATTTAAAAACTGGGCACAAACGGCATTTGAGCCTTTGTTTGTTAGGTTCAGTAAGTTCGTCAATTCGGATGCCTTTGGTATATTGGCAGGTCACGCAATGGTGTTTGTCAATTTATTTATAACAGGGCTTTCCTTTGTAATGGATGTATTAGAGAGCCTTTATAACTCGATTGGAGCTGTAGGGAAATTTATGTATGACAATGCGAGTTGGGTAGTTCCTATTCTTGTCGTGATAGGCGTAGTATTAGGTTCAATTATTGCTATACTAGCTGTTAAATATGCAATACTTGGTTTAATTAGGGTAGCTACAATGACGTGGGCAGCAGCACAATGGGTTGTAAACGCTGCGTATTTAGCTAGCCCAATAACATGGGTACTACTAGCAATAATTGCGGTGATAGCATTAATAATTACGGCGATGGTAATGTGGGGCGAACAAACTGCCATTGTAATAGGTGCTATAGCAGGATTTTTTAGTGGGTTATGGGCATTTATTCAAAATATCTTCATAGCTCTAGCCAACTTAGTAATCGCGGTAGCGGAATTCTTTGTCAATGCATGGAATCAAGGAATTTACTTTGTTCAATTAGCTTGGATTGGCTTAAATATCATCATAGGAAAAGTCCTAGATGCTATATTTAATGCGGTTATTGCAACAGCTGAATGGATAGCGAACACATTTAACAATATGGTATATGGTGTGAAAATGGCATTTTACTTAATGGGTACGATGATACTGCGAACGATGGGGGGCATTGCAGACGGTGTGCTGAACGTAATAAACAAAGCACTTGGCGGTGTGTCGGATCTTATCAACGGTGCAGTGAAAGGTGTTAATACATTTATAGGGCTTTTGAATAAAGTGTTAGATACTGATTTATCCACTATTGGCACAGTTGATTTGAAAATCGGTAGCGGCGCAACTAATTTCGCTGAAACAATGGAAGATTTGTTGAAAGCTCCTGAAAAAGCAGAAAAAGTTGCATTTGATCGTATGAACATCACGCAAAAGTACATGGATAATGTGACGATGCCAGAAGCACCAGTGAAGCAAAATTTTGGGCGTTTTGAGTATAAAGATATAGGGGCAGCCTATGAAAAAGGGAATGCGGCTGGTCAAGAATTTTCGCGAGGACTAACGGAAAAAATGAGTGGATTAGTAGATAAAGCCAAAAACCTAGCAGGTTCAGGCAAGAATGAAGGCAAGGAAAATCCCTTCCTTGACCCAAGTAGTCTACTAGATAATGTAGTGAATACAGCCCCGTCTGAAACAGGCTTAGGCGGTATGACTGATAAAGATAAAAAGCTAAAGGGTGGAAAATTAGATAAGGTCGATAAAATTGGCGAGGTAAATTTAGCTGATGAGTACCTTGAAATTTTCAAAGATATTGCAGAAGGTCGTGCAATCAACGCAATTGTTTCGCTCACTCCACATGTAGAAATACAAAATTCCATTAGCGTACCACAAAAAGTGCGTGATGCAGTAGCAGCACCTATCAACAATTCGAAACAAACCGTGACGAATAATGTGACGCATCAACCTCACATTGAATTTTCTGGCGATATTCGAGAAACAGCGGATTTCAAAGAATTGATGAAACAATTGACGGAATGGCTTAAAGAGGAGCAGGGGCGTTCAGTGGAGGGGGTATATGGATGATTGGAATTTATCTAAGTGCTAAAAATGACAAAGAAGGTTTTCGTATTCCTGTTAATCCCCCTGAACTGCCTTTCAAACAAGATGCGGATGGCGAGGAGTTCCAGATAGCGACAATTGGTACAGTGAATGTACCAAAACCTATGAAGTTACAGGAATTTACCTTCTCATCATTTTTCCCTGCAACAAATACCCATTATGCTGAAACACAGTTTGTCGAGCCTAAAAAGTATATCGATCAAATTAACAAGTGGATGGCTGATGAAACAGTAATCCGCTTTGTTTTCGTGGGTGGCTCTTTCACAGTAAACGTGCAAGTCACCATTCAGTCGTTTGAGTATAAACAGCAATTTGGCACAGCCGATGTGGATTACACTATTTCTTTTAAAAAGTATGTGCCGTTTGGTTTTAAAAAGATGGAAATAGCGAAAAAGCCAGTTGCTGCTGTGAAATCTACAGATAAAAAGCCTGTAAAAGTAGTTAAGAAGCAAGCGCAGCGAGAAAACCCAAAGACTGTGCCCCAAACATATAGTTTAGTGCGCGGTGACTCTCTTTGGAAAATTGCTCAAAAGTATACGGGGAACGGTGCAAATTATAAAGCGCTGCAATCTTTAAACGGCATCAAAGATAGTGATTTACGCCGTTTACCGATTGGACTGAAAGTAAAAATCCCACCTGAATGGACAGCTAAGAAATGAGGTGATGTATATGGAAGTGCTAGTGGATAATCGTGACGGAAATATTTATGAAGTACCTGTTACGTCAATTAGCTGGAAAACAGAAAAAGTGGGAACAGCGTCGGTATTGGATGTCGCCATACTGAATCCAACACCATTAAAAAATAAAGTCATATCAGGTGCAATTGTACGTGTCATGGATGGGAAACATAAAATTTTTTATGGGTATGTGTTCAAAATGGGTTTTGGCAAAAATAGCGAATTTAAAGTAACTGCCTATGACCAATTGAAGTATTTCATGTACAATGACACATTTATCCTAAAGTCAATGCCCGCTGAGGCGGCAATTGCGCAAATCTGTAATCAGCTCAAAAGAAAGCTAAGTGTAGTGAGCACTACAGGCTTTAAAGCGCCTCCGATGATAGAGGATGACAAAAAAGCATTGGATGTTATTCATAAATACATTGATTCCGCCATTGTTGCTACGAATCAAAGCTTTGTCTTCATGGACGATTTCGGTGCATTAGGTTTGCACAATATCAAAGATTTAGTGATTGATCCAACCGATTTTTATATTGGTGAAGAAAGCTTACTGTACGACTTTGACTATACGGCATCCATTGAAGAGAGCTATAATCGCATTAAACTCGTTATCGACGATAAAAAAGCAGCTAAGCGACGAGCATTTGTTGCACAGGATAGCAACAATATAACACGGTGGGGGCAATTGCAGTTTTTTAAAAAGGTGGATGAGAATATGACACCTGCACAAGTGGAAAGTTTACTCGGTGCATTATTAGCAGTTCATAATAAAGAAAAAAAGGAACTGTCATTAAAATGCCTAGGTGATTGGCGTGTGCGAGCAGGCAAAATGGTGTTTATATTTATTGAAAAGTTAGGATTGAAGGAATTGTTTTTAGTTGAGGCATGCACACATAATTGGGCGCCAGATGTCCATACGATGGATTTGGAATTGAAGGTGGTTTCGTGAGCTTTTTAGAACTAATTAAAACAACGGCAATGGCAGCCTTTCAAGCCTCAAATCCTGTTAATATCATGGTTGGGAAAGTTATCGAATCGAAGCCACTCAAAATAGAAGTACACTCCAAGCTCATCTTAACGGATGAGTTTTTGCTTGTGGCGGAGCATTTAACACGCCATGAGCGAATTATTACTATTGTTTATGAGCATGAGAAAAATTTTCAGCAATCACGTATGGGGGATGGGGAGAAGAATGCTAGCTCACAACGGCGCATCATTGGAGAGCCAGGCACTTACCAATACGAGAATTATGAAATGCACCATGCACAGCTCACGGTAGAGGATGGGCTGAAAGTAGGGGATAAAGTGATTTTGCACAGGGTACAAGGCGGGCAAAAATATTTTGTGTCAGATAGATACAAGGAGGGGGATAGCGTATGGTAGTACCTACTGGAGATATCACCATTACACCTGAAGTGGAAGTAGAGGATGCTGCGCAGCTCCCTACAAGAACGTATCAGCTTGATTTTGTTCGAGGGCGTTGTGGTGGTTTTATTGATGGACAAAAGGCAATGGAACAAGCCATCTTTAAAGTATTAAATACAGTGCGCTTCAAGTATTTGATTTATTCAAATGATTATGGTTTTGAAAATATGATTGGTCATGACGAGCTTTACGTGCGTGGGGATTTGGGCAGGCGCATTCAGGAAGCTTTATTACAGGATGAACGCATCACAAGTCTTTCTAATTTTCAATTGGAATTTGTGACGAAAGAGGACGTGCTAGTCGATTTGGTTGCCCATACGATTTATGGAGATGTGCAACTGCTAAAGGAGGCGGTGAGACTTGCTTGAATATTTGGAGGCACAAACATTTGAGAAGTGTTTAGCAGAATTGTTGGAGCGAGTGTCAGATGATGTAGATAAGCGAGAGGGAAGTGTCATTTATGACGCCCTTGCCCCTACAGCGTTAAAATTGGCAGAAACCTATTGGGATATGGCAGTTTTATATCGTCGTACTTTTGCGGCAACAGCGGACGGTATTGACCTTGAAAAACGGGTTAATGAATTTGGAGTAGAACGTAAACCAGCAGGTAAAGCAGTACGACGAGCAATTTTTACAGATCGTGAAGGGCAGCCCTTGCAAGTGGCTTTATATAGCCTATATCGTTTGGACGACATTGTCTATCAAGTAGTGGAAAATATTGCACCAGGCGAATTTAAAGTAGAGGCGCAAACGGCTGGAGCTGTGGGGAATCGTGATTATGGTGAATTATTGCCATTAGAGGCGAACAATCGGCTAGGAAAGGCTATATTAGCGGATGTTATTATACCAGGCGAAGACGAGGAATCGGATGAATCTCTATATCAAAAGTATCTAGAGCATATCCGAGACAAAGCGTTTGGTGGCAATCGTGCGGACTATCGCAAGAAAGTACGAGCCATACAAGGCGTTGGTGGTGTACGACTAAGGCGTGCACCATATGGGGGCGGGACAGTCAAAGTGATTATTATTGACTCGGACTTTAACGCTCCAACTCCCGAATTCATTGCCTATTTGCAGGAGTTGATTGACCCAGCAGAATTCAGGGGAGATGGCTATGGCACTGCACCAATCGGACATACAGTAACGATTGAAGGTGTAGGCGTAGTTGAAATTACTATCGAATGTGACCTTATCTTAAATGGGGCAACACTTGGACAAATTGAAGTGCAAGTTACTGAAACCCTTGAAGCCTACTTCGCAGAACTGCGCGCTAACTGGTACAAAGATTTAGATATTAACGTGCGTATTACACATATCGAATCACGGCTTTTAGAGATTGAAGGCATTGAAGATATTACAGTCACAAGGTTAAATGGTGTGGAGAGCAATATTAATTTGATAGAAGAAATCCCTACTATTGCGGAAGTGATACTGAAGGAAGTGGGCACATGAACAATCGTTTTATAGATGAGCTTCCACCATACTATCAGAACGTGAGAGAGTTTCAAGAGTTGTCTGAAGCAGTCATATTAAACTGGGACAAGCTCGATGAAGCTTTTTTTAACACGGAAGAAGACCAATTCATTTTATCTTCAGGGGAAGCTGCTATCACAATACGCGAAAAAGATTTTGGAATTATTGCGGATCGTCGCGTAGAAACATTGGAATTTCGTAAGGTGCGGCTACTTTCAAGAACACAGGAAAATTCGACATTGGTTTATGAATATCTCGAAAATATATTGGATGCTTTACTAGGACGCAGCATGTATGAGATCCGTCTGGACATTGATTTATTTGAAATGGAGTTATTTGTAGCGCCTGAAACAAATTATTATAAGGAAGCAAAAAATTTAGTTGAGCGAATTGTGCCATTGAATATTGCTGTATATGTAGCGTTGAAATTCAAAATGAAAGGACATGTGTATATACCAAGTTACATGCGTAGTGGTTCAGAAATTACACTATATCCAATGAGCATCGGCAATATTGAACAAAAAGTACGCAGTAATCATTCAGCGGGCATCAAAACCGCTTCAACCATCATCATTACACCCATATAGGAAAGGAGTGATATTGTGGCTCAATATGGCACAATCATCACAGCAATAGGGCTAGCACAAATCGCTAATGCCCAAGTCTCACAATCAAAGGTTGGGCTAGAGTATATAGCTGTAGGCGATGGAAATGGCGCTCACTATGCCCCAACACAAAATCAAACAGCTCTAGTCAATGAAGTTTGGCGAGGAAATGTTTCCGATGTATCCATTGACCCAGAAAACGAAAATCGCATTATTATAGATGCTGTTCTGCCAGCAACGGTAGGTGGCTTTACTATTCGGGAGATTGGTGTTTTTGATACTCATAATAACTTAATTGCAGTAGGACAGTACCCTGAGAAATACAAGCCAACGCTGGCTGAAGGGATTGCGGATGAAAGCATCATCCACTTTGTTATCGAAACAAACAACGCAGGTGCTGTTAAATTGACGATTGATCCAACAATTATCATCGCCAGCAGAAAATACGTAGATGAAAAAGTTGCAGTTGTTAATACAAATTTGATGCAGTTGAAAGAGGATTTTACTACGCATAAGGACAATAACGTAAAGCACATAAACTACGCTGTTGCGAGTGGGACAAACAATTATATAGTATCTATTACTGGTATCGAATCTTTTGTAGAAGGGTTAAG